CACAACATTTACTACATGATCCACATTGTTTACTCATTACCAACCACCACCACAAACTTCTTTATAATGATGTTTTGTTGTCTTTCTGATAGTTTTTTTAGTAGGAGCGTACATATCTGTAAAACAAGATGGGCATTGATAATACCATTCTTTACTAAAATAATCATATATAAAACCTTTAAGACTTTTATTTTTGTTCATCACAAATTCTTCAAAAGGATAAAGTACGTCGTTTGGTATAGGCATAGAACAAGTATACCATTACACAAAAAATATGTCAATACTGATATACTATATATATGACGTGGCAACCTCATACATCAGAGTGGTTTAATACTAATATACAAGACTATGAAACTAATATTAAACCAATAATATCTAAATTTAAAGATAGCGAGATAGGGCTTGGTTTTGATATTCAAAAAATATCAAACCTTCATGTAAATTACGTTAAGAAAAATAAGATAGTTACAACTATATCAGATCCAGTTTATATATCTCATTTTACCAAAAATTATTTTCATATGATGTTTGATGAAATAGGCATATATCTTTATATAAAACAGTTTGTTCCAGATTTAAAACTATACATGTTTAGAGAATTTGATGACTATGAATTTAAGATGCCAACTAACAATAGAATTAGTGATGCTTTTTCCTACATAGGTATCGATACCAGTAAGTATTTATTTAATTTAAATGAATGTAATATATTATTTAACAATGTATATGATATAACCAGTAAAGCATATCTAAGAGATAACTCAGATCAATATAAAGAGATATTAAAAATATTAAAAAATCATTTTGTTAATTTTATAAAAGATGAGAGTAGATATGATAATATATACATAACAAGAAAAACTGTTAAAGATTTTATAAACCCTAATAGAGAAATATTAAATGTAGATATTATTGAAAAATATTTTAAAGATATTGGATACGTGGTGCTTGATTTAAGTGATATATCCTTTTTTGATCAAATGCAGATTTTTGGAAATGCAAAAAAGATTGTGGGCCCAAGTGGTGCTGGATTTACTAACCTCATCTTTGCCAAAGAGGGTACTGTTGTTGTTGAAATAAATCCAGATATAGAGTCTCACTTGACAGAAATATTTAAACAGATGGCTGAATCTTACAGTCTTAATTTTAGTAGAATCAATCTACCAAAAGTTTTAGATGGTTATGAAATAGTTAAGATATTAAAAGAGCAGTTTCCAGACATGCTCAGGTCCCTCTAGTTAATATTAAATAACTATGAGTCTATTTTACCTGAATTTGTTTGGGTCTTTTGTCTTCTGGTACGATTCTTTCAATCTTAACAGTTAACAGTCCATCAATTAATTCGGCATTAGTTACTTCCATATATTCACCCAGTGCAAAAATGCGGGTAAACTTACGAGAACTAATTCCCTTATATACAGTCTGAGAATCATCTGTATTGGCCTTTTTTTCACCTTTAATGATAAGTGAACCATTGTCTATGGTTACCTCAATATCATCTTTGGTAAAGCCAGCAAGGGCAATATCTACCTTATATGTATCTTCATCAATTTTGATTAGATCATAGGGTGGATATCCAGTATTGTTTGTTTGTACTTTCTTGAAACGCTCTAATTCACGATTAAAGCCAACAAAAAAGGGATCTTGAAAAAGATCCAGCATAGATGTTACCATTTGTTTCTCCTTTTCAGCGAGTTGTTTTGTCCCTCCTAGGAGCAGACAAAATAATTATATCACATGTGCTATAATAAATTATGACACATAGAGAAGAAAATAAAAGATTTCTTTATATACCACAAGAACTATTAAACAATGCAAAGATTTTTTCAGATAGGTTTGATGTTCTTCCAATAATCCCAGACTCAGGAAAATATTTGGAACTAGGTGTAGGTGGGGGGGATTATACTAAGCATTTGTTAGATAACAAAAATTTTGATAGATCTGACCTTATGGATTTTTATAATGAGCCATGTGCTAGATATCAAAGATGGACAGCAGAAAATCATGAAGAGTATGTAAAAGATTTATTAAAAGAAAAAAATATAAAAACAATTAAAGGAAACATAAAAGAAACCATATTAAATTTAGAAGATAAATATAACTATATATATATAGATGCAGAGCACGACTATGATTCAGTATACTTTTATCTAGAACAAGCATCTAGGCTTTTAGCAGATGAAGGAGTTATAGGAATAAATGATTATACTTTTTGGGGATGGTTTGAACAAGAAGAGTATACCTGTGTTGAAGCAGTTAACCAATTTCTAAATAACAACAAAGATTGGCAAGTATTAGCCCTATCTCTTGGCTACTGTAACTACTCAGATATATACATATCTAGGGTTATGGTATAATTAAAGTATAGAGAAAGGCAATAAAATTGGATCCTATTAAGTTAGCCAATGCTAAATTAAAAATTACACAAAGTCGTAAAGGAAATAAATTTAAATACGAGCAACCAGCACCTGGGATACATGTTTACAGCGATGTATGGCTAGATGGTTTTAATTATATAAAAAAACTTGATGACGAGAACAAGTTTGTTAGAGAAGATTATATACATGATGCCAACGGTAATGAAATTTCAAAAGAAGTTGGAAAAAAGGGTGTAAGCACTTGGGTTACGTTTAAAGAACCAGAAAAAGATTTAGAACTATGTGAAATTTTTGAAGAGGTTATTGATTCTTATTTATGGCATTACGATTTAGATCCACAAAGCAGAGAGTATTGGAGAATAAGCAAATACACTGAGGGCGATTACTTTGGTATGCACCCAGATGATTCATATGGAACACCAAGAACTGTTGCAATGGTATATTACCCAAATGATGATTATGAAGGTGGAGAACTTGAGTTTATACATTTTGGAATTAAAATAAAACCAAAAGCAAATCAACTGTTTTTGTTTCCAGCATCTTATGTATATGAACACAAAATACATGACATAGGTCCTGGTAGTCCAAGATATACCGTAGTTGCATTTTTTTCTAACATAACTCAAAGAGAATTAGATACAAGATTAGAAAAAATTCCATTTCCATATAAAGCAAACTTACAATACTTAAAAGATTTTAATAAAGATTATCACACAAAATGAACACATTTGCAGACGTACTTGGTAATGATGTTAGTTTAATAAAAACTAAAGAAAACTTTATGGACATTGATGATTATAATAAGATGTTAAAGTTTTTAGATTGGGTTTCAGCAGCACAACCACAAAATGGTCAGCACATTCAAGAAGAAATAGATAAAGTTATTACTTCAGAAATTATTGAAATACAAAATAAATACAATAAAAAAATTATAGATACTGCTACAGAACTTTATGGTTTAGAATTTGTTGATGATGACGTGCATATGCTTGCAGCAACTATCGCTACACCTGGAGCAATAACTCCTGTACATACTGATATTATTGAAGGTTTAGATAGACAAAAACCTAAAGAAGAAGAATTATTTGATTGGAAAAATGCATGGGACGGATATCTTTCTTGTAACATTTATATTAATGAAGACTACTCTGGAGGACAGGTGTACTTTCCAGAAAGAAATTATGAGTTTAAACCAAAAGCAAATTCTTTAGTTATGTGGGCTGGAAATAAAAACTTTATTCATGGTGTTAAAGATCCAATAGATGGAAATAGGTACAACGTTTATAGATCTATAAAATTTAAAGATTTTGACAAATATAATGTTAAATTTTAATAAAATCACTAAGAACTAAAGTTATTTTTGCGTATTGTCTAATTTCTTGTACTTTTTTATTTTTTGATATTTGATCTACCCAATCAGTTATAAATAACTCTTCATGAGTTGTCATATCACAACAAAGGGTAACTTTTTTATTTTTTCCATTTGTAAATTTAAATTGTGTGTCAAACAAATCTAATATGTCATTAATTCTATGTCGCCAAATTGGTATAACCAATGCGGTATCCTGATCTTTAAAGTGTTCAATTGTGTTTTCTGGATATTCCATATTACATGATATAAAAAAATCTCCATTAGTTATTCCACTAGCGACAAAAGCAGATATTTGAGAATTTGGTCCAGGATATACGGTATATTTTAAATCTTGTTCTATGCAGGCTTGAATAAATTGATTTCCTGGATCGGCTATTCCAACTTGACCCTCTCCAGCAACCAACAATACGTCCATTCCATTTTTAATTAAATCCATACATTCTTTGACTTGATACTCATCAGCAAACATCGTGTTCGTGCTTTTAAGTATTCTTATGTCTTTACTCTGTATGTCTATTTTAAAAAAACTTAATAACTCGTATAAATTGTCTGGCATATAATCACTATATATGATTTTGCTATTTGTCATTGCATCTATCATTCTTTTGCTTGTATCTTCAACACTACCAATATGCATTGATCCTACGATTAATTTGCCAGACATTTATTATTCCTTTTCTACTTATCTAATATTGCTTGTGGATCTATATCTTTTCCTGCTGACCAACGAATATTGTCTCTCATTTCAAAATGTAAGTGTGGACCAGAAGAGTTTCCTGTGTTTCCACTTAATCCTATTTGTTGTCCTTTAGTTACTTGATCTCCTGCTTTTACATCTAGTTTAGAAAGATGTGCATAGATTACCCATCCGCCTTCAACTTTTTGTACTGCTTGAGTTCCGTATGATTTTCCCCAACTTGCTGGTTCAATCTTTCCATCTGCAACTGCAAGTACTGGTGTTCCTGTCTTAACAGCATAGTCGACCCCAGTATGATAGCCTTTCGACCACATCTTACCTAGTTTTTTATACGCTGTTGTAATCTTTCCATCTTTAATTGGTGATGCCATTATAATATCATTCCTTTGAATTGTCTTATTTCAGAAACAATGTCTGATGCTCCGTTATGGTAAACCATGCACGAAATTGGTGTGTCTGGTTTAGCATTAAAGTACCATGAGAGTGTAAATTGTACAGATTCAATATCGGCAGGAATAGCGTATGTGTTTGTTCCAGTAGTATCGTTTTTACCTTTATAGTCTCTTGAGTAGTTCATTTTCACATATGTTGGTCTACCTGTTTTAGGTAAAGTTAAATGTAGTTGGGCTTCCCAAAAACATTTACCTGCTTCTGTGGGAACAATTGCATCTTTTCCATTTAATATCATTGGCTGCCATTTTTTAGGCTTAAATGATTGTTTTACCTTATCATCTTTTTCTTGAATATACATTCCCATTTATTGTCTCTTCCTGGATAGCGTACTATCCAATACAATTATATCCTAGTTTTACCATTTAAAATTACAGCATTGGCATTCATGCGTAAACTGTAATTCTTGGTATAGTTCTGGATTAATACATCTGTTGCAGAAATAGGAGATATCTAGTTTGTTTGTTTCTCCTGAGTTCGGATCACTTTGGTATGCTACATTTTCAGTAACTACTGTTGAGCCTTTGTCTGCTGATTGTTTTACGTGCCAAACATAGTTTCCAAAATCTCTGATTACAAAGTCTCTTCTTGTTTGACCATCATTGTTTTCATACCATTCGCTGATATGTGCTACTCCTTGTTCAAATGACATAGAGTACCTTTCTCTTAGGATTTAAGTATACCATAGTGCGATATAATCTATATATGCATAGAGGTCCAGCCCTTTTATATTTGATTTACCACGAAAAATTCGGGGCATTTAAGGTAGGAATAAACGACATAGGTAATACTAGATACCCTACCCATAGATCAAATGGTTGGAAAATAGTCGAGTATTGGTATTTTGATAGCATAACGATAGCACGTAAGGTAGAAAGAATAGTCTTATCTAAGATGAAGAGTAAAACAAAAAGTGAAGGTTTTGTAAGTAAAGAGGATATGCCTCAAGGTGGCTATACTGAAACTTTTGATGCTGATAAAATAACATCAAGAGGGGTTAAGATTATTATTAATAGAGTTATTAAAAATTTATTATAAATCTTTTTGCTTAGGATTATATTTATCATACTCTGCAAATTTCATAAAAATACCATACACATATCTGCTGGTTATTTTTGTTTTCTTAATACCATGAATAAAATATTTGTTGCCAGGCCACATAATTAGTGAGTTTGCTTTAGGTTTGATTGTTAGGTATTCTCTTTCAGGAAAATATATTTGCCCTCCACTATAATCATCATTTAAGTATAGGTTGCATGCCAAATATCCATCCCAAGCATCTCTCCAGTTTAAATAGACTGGTTCTTTAAATCCAGGCTCCTGAAATCCAGGAGAATCTTCTATGATGTCCACATGTGCATCTGTAAAAGAGTTTACTTTATGAATATTTAATCCAAAGTTAAACGTTTCTTTTAAAAAGTCTTGTTTATATACTTCTTTGGCAACATCAAATATTTTATTATTTAACTTTTCACCAAACTTTCTAAAATCACTTAACGAAGCATCATCTAAATGATTATTAGCGGCAACATGTAATTGACTTCCACTAAATCTTGATTCTGCTTTTTTAGCAACTTCTATTAAATATTCAAGATCTTCTTTATCTAAAAAATCATATACATATTTTATGTTCTCTATATCATCGCCTAAAATATCAATAAAACTAGACATTATCCCTACCCTCTATCTGTTCGTTTTTATAAGAATCCCAATATGGTATGTTGTTCTTGTCATAATCAGATCCTAGTTTATTTAAGATATCATCATTTTCTTTTACATATCTTTTAATATATGATGCAAAGTCTTCATCTGCCATGTCTTTGGTCACCCTGTTTTGACGTAGATAGTCTTGTATTTCTTCAGGAGTCATGTCTGGTCTATGCCACGCTATCATTTTTTGCTTCTTCCAAATATTTTTTAAATAGTTCTAATAGTTTTATTGTATGCTTGTCATAATCTAGTTCTATAGCACTATTGTTTGCATCAATTTTATGTATCTTTACGGTTTGTCCTACTTCTAATAATATGTTTTTGATATCTTTTTCTAAACTCATTTATTTACACACCAAATTTTAAAATCACCATAGTTATATGCATCTGGAATAGTTTGATGTTTTTCCCAAAATATATCATAAGTGTTGTCAGTTAATTCTTCTTTACATTTCTCACATGTAATCATCTTCTGCTCCTGGTAAATCTAGTGGAGTTGGTGCTGTTAATAGTGTTCCGCATACAGCACACTCAGCATCGCCTAAGAAATATAAATCAATTTCATATGTTTCAGGATCAAACTTAACAGTTAGTTTAAGCAATGTTGATGCACAACTTGGACATTGTGGAGTTGGTATACCTCTAGCATCCATTATATATGTGCCCTTTGTGGATTATTTCCCTCAACAACAATCGTCATTTGCAACATCCATTCAGGAGTTTGTCTAGGTCTGTTGTAGCCATTTTGTAATAACCAAGATATTACTTCTTTTATTGTTCCTCTAACTATGTTTTGATCATTTTTTGTCATATTAAAACATACTGCTATCTTTCTTTCTTCACCAATAACGTCAGACAGATTTGTTAGATTTTCAATAAGATGATTATCTAGATCAAAATATATGTGTGTCTTGTTATCATTTAGCATTTGATTAAATATTAATTGACGCTTTGAAGTATCATGTGGCATTGATCCTATAAATGTAAAGTCCCAAGCATTTAGTCCAGAAACGTTTAATGCTGTCACTGGGGCATCAGGTCCAGGAAAGATAGAAACTGGTATGTTACGTTCAATTGCACCTTTAACTATAAAATCACAAGGATCCATAATAAGTGGCATACCTTGATCAGCAATCATTACTGCATTTAAACCAAGTTCAATCTCATCATAAAGCCATTGTAAATTTTCAATGCCTTCATCTTCTTTATCAGAAAAGTCTTTATAGGGGCAGACAACACCTTTAGGTGTTATTCCTAAAGTAGTACACAATTTTTCAAAACTATCTGCATGTTCACAAACAATATAGTTTGCAGTTAAAATAGCATCTAAAACTCTGGGGGTAATGTCAAAAGGATTACCAATTTCAGTACCAAGCAATACTAATCTACCTTGCTTTCTACCTTGCTCTTCATGTCTTAAAGTAAATCCGCAAATGATGCACTTGGTATAAGTTAACATGTCGTACATGTCGTGTTTAACACATGCTACAAAGTCAGACATCATTCATCATCCTGTATTAAATAATCTATATATGCTTGCATAGAACAAATAAGGGCATCTGTTGACTGCATATAACTCTTCATGGCAGGGCTTAGTTGTTCGTTTTTTAAATCTTTTTCAGCCAAACGCATTGTTTCTATAAGTTCGTATGTCTCATTCATCGATTTCTCCATAAAATCTCTCTACATCTATTATCTCATACTTTCCTTCTTTAGCATAAAACTCTGCTTCAAAGTCTGAGAACTCTGGCATTATCTTTTATTTGCTCTAAATAATATAAAGGAAAACAAAATACCTGTGGATATACCCATCATATAGTAAAATAGAATCCATTCGTAAGGTTCTTTCATCTGTATCTCCCACATTTCTTACATAGTTTATGCCAGTATACGTGCTTTCCAGCGGGGCATCCAGCAAAAGACGGATCATAATGCCACATATATAATACAAAGCCTACTATTAAAGATATAAGCCTTTTCATTAAATATCACCTTCAAACATTTGTTGTCGTTTATGTTTAGATTCTTTTTTTATTTTTTTGGCATTTATTGGTTTGACGTTATTTTTAATAATTTTTTTGGTTCCGTCTGGTTTAATTACAGTAACGTCACTAGCCATTGCGGCCCACTTCATTTCCTGTCGTGCATTAATTAGGTCCCAATCCGCTTTTGAATAGGACAACCTATGTGTTTTATCTGTCATGTATCTAGCATATCATATGTGCGACGGTTTGTCAAAGTTTGGCGAAAAAAAACAATATATTATCTCATGCGGTATAATGTATTGTATATAATATAGGCTTAGGGGCAAATATGGAAGTACTTTGGTTTTTTGTTGGATTAATTGTAGGACTAGCATTAGATTTTGTTTTAGTTCTACATATGCTTAAACCGTTAAAAAAAGAAATGTCTTATTTAAAAAATAAATTATATCAAGGCGTAGAGTTCGGCGAAAAGTAGAAGTATTATACCTACCTATGCTGCTTTCGCAGCAATAACGGTAAGATTATTCTCTCTGCTGGTATAATTGACAAATGACTGATTTAAAGGTTTGGCTAACAATTCCTAGTGGGACAAGACGTCAATATTTAGAAGATATTATTAAAGACAGCCAGTTGCCATTAGATCAGATTGTTATTGT